ATACTGAATAGTTGGATAGCCTTGTGGAGTAGTTATAACATTTGTAACTTCTGCAGAATGAGCAAATCTTCCAGTCCTATAATTTAATCTAGGTGACCCCATATTTGCTCTAATTTGATCATGTAAATTTTCATTAATTTTTGGAATTAAAGCATGGAGATTAATAACAGACTCTTGACGAGCCTTTTTTTGTTTTTTAGTTATTTGTTTTTTATTTCTATAGGTAGTAATATTTTGTTCTTTTGTAATACTTGAAGATGCTTTACTTTTTGAAGTTCTTTTTATTTTTGAAGAATTAGTGGGAACACTACTAATAACTTTTAAATTTTTTCGCCTTGAAAAATTATGTAATAATATGCTCTCTATATCATTAAATAACGGAGGAGAAGATTGTTGATTTAAAACATCTAATTCTTTTTTAATAGCAGCACTAAACTCTGCAAGTGTCTTTTGTTCAGTATCAGAATCTATCTGATTCTGTTTAGTTGACTGATTAGATAATATTGATACATATTCATTTTTTAAACGCCCATCTACAGTTATTAATCTGGTTAAATCTAAGGTTGAAACTAGTTTAAAAGACTCTTTATATTCATTTATAACTATATCTAAATTAGAGCTTTTTAATTCAGGGTTTTTTAATTTAACGGCTTCAACCATTCTAGTAATTTGCATTATACGTGTAGTACTTACAGCATAACCAAACTCACCATGAGCTGTTTGAAACCCTTCCATATTATCTCTTTTAGTACCACTTGTAATTTTTCCTGAATAAGTGCCCTTTTTCACTTGTTCTTCATCAATCAATTCATCAATAAGATTACTTATTTGTCTTTTAATAGTATCTGCCACACGTTTATTGTTTATAACAGCTACATGATTATTTGCAGGAAGAGGTCTAATAGGTTTATACTTTCCAATTAATAGGTCTGATTTAAATCTAAAAACATTAGCAGTTGACTTATTAGCTGCAGCTTTAATTTCAGCTATATTTAATTTTGTAATATACGCTTTTACTACTTGATTTGTATGCGCTACACTTAAATTATAAGTATCTTTACATTCACTAATTAAACTATCAATATCAAGTATAAATAGCTGCCCTGGATGCTTCTCTATATCTTTACGCAAGTGTTTACTAACGTTTTTATTAAGCTCTCTTAATATTCTATTAAGGGATTTTTTTAAGGCTGGAGAACTCATTAAAACATCCTATACATATCTAATACACGACGAATATGGTCGGGGAAGCCAGTACTATTCCAATGGCTAGAAGAATGCGCATTTCTTATTGCAGCACCAGAAATGCTTCTATCAGGTTTATACTCTTCTTTATAATAATAGTGAATTAGATCAATAACTGCAAGAGTTAAATCTTCAGGAAGAGGATCATACCCGGCAGTATAAGTAACAATTACAGAGTTTACGCCAATTTCCCAGTTTCTACCTATTCTAGTTATACAGTCATTCTTCTTTTCTAAAATATACTCTTCTAAGGTTAGCTCCACATAATCTGCATCATAATAATCTCTAGCCTCTATCTTTTCTACAGTAAGTACAGGCCACTGAGATAGTTGTATCTTCTTAGTTGTATTATTTACAGAAATTTCTTCAATACAAGGACTTTCTGCATCTAAATAATCATTAAAAGAGTTATTACAATAAGCTTTAACGAGCTGACTTACGGCAGGAACTATAATGCTTAGTCGGGAATCCTCCTTAGCACTTATAAGAGCTTTTGCCTGCTTGTAGGTTTCAATAGAAATTAGATCTGCCATAAGTCAACTCGTTAAAGCTTGGGAGCCCCAATTAAGAGGCTCCCAATTATAGGGTTTATTAATTAAGCGGCTTTATTTTGTAAAGCATACTTAGTTGTAGCGCCATCAATAATATCAATAAAGCCAAGACGTTGAGATGCTACAAGAACACGACGTTGGTCTTTTACAGAGTATTCGCTTTCAAGAGTAATACCACGTAAACGAGGAATTACATAGTTACGAGTCCAAACAGCTACAGCATTATATTTTGATGCTGCTTTAGTTGCGAATTCGTCACATACAATTACATTAGTACCATAAATCTTACCAACAGTACCTTTTACTTTAGTTGCAAGGTCACCAACAAGGTTAACATCTTGGAACTCTGCATCTTCAAGTAAATTATAATAAACATCTTGAGACACAATAAAAACTACATCTTCAGGACGAATACCATATTTACCCATATTTTTACGTAAAGCAAATAGATTAGCAGCAGTAACTACATCTGTTGCAGCATAGGTTCCTGACGGTTGTATTTTATGGCCATCAGCTGCAGCTAGGGCAATAAGTCCAGAAAAGGATGCATTACTTGTACCATAAACACCATCAGCATGGTTACCAAGAAGGATTGCATGTTCAACAGCACGTGCATGAGAACGTACCATACCTTCACGAATTAAAGGAAGGATAGGAAGAATAGCATCTTCTTCAGTTTCATTACCTAAGTATGAGGTACTGATAAGTTTCTTTGTAGAAACTACACGCTCTGAAAGGTCAATACCTGCATTATCCCCATATGTAGCAGAACGCATATCTAGATTACCTTTAGGAGCTGTTTGGGTACCGTTTAGTGCATCATATGTACCAGCAGCTAAAGTACCTGCCCCAAATTGTGCATAACCAGAGTCTGGCATAATAGGAAGAATCATTGTTGCAGATGTCATAGGTAGTTCACGGAACATTGGAGCAAGTACCAACTCAAGTTGAATATCGCGTTCAATGTTTGTAGATACAATTTGTTCAAAATCTGCTGAAGAAACTTCAACACCAGAAAGATCATTTACTTTTGTAATAAGGTTTTTGGCTTTATTAGTATTCCAACCTTTGCCGCTTGCAATACCTAATACATAAGTATCTACGATATCTTGCTCATGAACTTTTTTCCAATCAGTATTACTTCCACGATCAGTAAACACACGTTTAGAGTCACGAATTTTTTCAATTTCTTCGGATTTACTTGCAAGATCTTCTTTGAGCTCGTTTACAATAGACTCAAGTGATTCTTCTTTTTGACGAAAACGATCTTCTACATCCTTGATAAGCTTTTCAGCTCCAGAAGATACTGCTATACGAATTTTTTCATCTTCTGAATCTTTTTTAGCTTTTTCATCGGCAAGGCGAGCCGTTTCGTCAGCTTGTTGCTTTAAAAGAGTGGCTGCTGTTTTTTCGGCAACTTCTTTTGCTAAAGCTTCCATTGCTTCTAGTTGTTCTTTATCCATTTTTTTCTCCTTAGTTACTGGCGAAACCTCGCCTTTGTCTGTCGCTTCTCCAGCTGAATATTGAGCACTTACTGAATTTTCAGCCTTTGGCTCGACTGGAACGGTTATATTTTTAATAAATTCTTTATACTCATTTTCTGAGTTAAAGCTCTTAGCTAGTGAAAATACTGCATCTTGATTACAAGGTATTGAAACTACTGAAACTTCATATAATTCAACATCGTTAATATAATATATATCATTTAATGTATCATATTTGGCATCTTTAACTCTAAAACCAACCGAAAATGTACCTAAAACTCCATCTTTAATTAAAGCTGCGATATTTTTTACTGATTTAGATATTTTAGCTGTTAGTTTTAAGCCTTTTTCATCAACAGATACTTCAGTAGCTTTACCGATAGGGTTATTATAGTCATGGTTAAAAAGAATAATAGGGTTCTTTTTATAATTATTTAATCCACCCTTTGTCCAAGCCTCTACAGTAATTACGTCTCCAACTCTATCAACAGAATTAGTACTAGCATACCCTTCTATTTTAATAGAATTGTCTTCATCTTCAATAGCTTTGAATGAGGCTTCTAATAAAAAAATCTTATCCATCATTCTTATTACCTTTCATAACAGGCCCTGAATTTGAACGCATAATTGCTTCATATGCTTCAGGAAAATTCTTCTCAATCAAGAGTGGAATCCTTGACCAGGAGCCCGCATACCTACGAACTAATACTGCTCGCATTGGCGTATCAGTTTGTTCGCGGTATTCTCGTTCTGTCATGAATTTACCCTTTTTAACAAAGTACTCACTTAGAACTATTAATGCACGTTTTTTACTCATCATACTAATTATTCCTTATCATCATTATCAATTGAACCAGGTCTTCCACCTGTTGAAGGATTCACCGCACTACCAGCTACATTAGCTGGTACACGAATATCGTCATGTCCTTCTTTAGCTTCTCTACCTAGCTCAATACGAGCTTCATTAGGAGAAATAATGCCTCCATTTACTAAAGTAGAGAAATAAGAAGCCTGTTGTCCAAGTTCTGGTTGTAAAGCTACAGTATCTATTGTATTCTCCCAGATTTCATAACCAAAGAAACGAGAAAAACCTACATTTAGTTTTCTAACTATTGGAATTACTGTTTCTAGGTAATACAGGCGGTGGTTTGGCTTTATCGTAGCCGCGTTTCCGCCATCTAATAAAACTGGAGGAACCCCTAAAGCTTTTAATATAGTATTTTCTGCTTCCTTAATAGAAGATTGAAAGTCTAACTCTTTAAAATTTATATTTGAAATTGATTTTAATTCACTGCCACCATCAAGAAGCATGGGACGTCTTCCACCAGCACCGGGTCTATAATTAAGCATCCAAGATGCTATAAAACGTTCTTTAATCTTTTCACTAAGAGTGTTTGGATTTTGTACAACTAGACCAGGTACCGCCCCGTTGTCAAAGAACTCATCTTGAAAGTTACGCATAGTAACAAGAATTTGCATAGCTCGTAATGCTGGCTTTAATCTAGGAATACCTCTATAAATAGAATAAAATGAATTTTCTTTAATATGTATTATTTCATCAGTTGAATATTTTATAGTATCATTAAAGCTATAATGGCTAATATAAGTTTTAGCGTCTGATATAATTTGCATTCTTTCAGATGGTAAATGATATAAATGTGCTCCGTCATAATAAATAAAGATATTTCCATCTAAAAGAAAGTCTATTATTAGATTTCTTTTAAAAGTATTAATATCTTGAAAAGGGTTTGGTTCATTATTTAAAAGTCTGTGTACTACATTTTTACGCACCCCTTTAACTACTGGAGTTACTCCAGGTATTTTATCTCCTATAGTACAAAGGATATCAGCTACATCATCAACGATCATATTGACACCACGATTTACTATTTCAATGGTTTCGTATTGTCGCTTATAGCTAATAGTACGTTCGCGGGAAGGAATAGTATCTCCCTCCATGCGCTGGATAATAGTCTGTGCAGGGTTAAGTTTTTCTTCTTCCCCTCCGTAAATAGACTCTATTAGATTTGGCTCTTTTTTATTTATAAAGTTTTTGAACCAGCCCATAGTTTCTCTCTTTGTCTTTCTACCCAACGTTTTTGCTTCTCTGCAGTACTAAGTGCAGGTTTTATTGTATAAACTTTATGCAGTAATTCATGATGTTTTTTACATAAAGTTACAGTATCTTCATAAATCTCTTTTTCATGTTCTGCTATAAACTGTTCCCTATAAAGCATAGCTTCATCAGCTGTATTCATAGTTAATTTGTTGCGTTTTAACCATGCTTCAAGGAGACAGGTAAGGCTAAAAAAATGGTGAAACTCTAAATCCTCTGTGGAACCACAGATATAACATTTAGTTTCTTTAATATATTTAGATTTAGCTTTGTCTCTGCAATATTTAACTGCTAGACGTTTTAAATCTGACATTTTTTCTCCATTAACTACATGATAACATTCTGTAGGATATGTGTCAAGTTATATTTTTTTAATGCTATACAGACATAAAAGATGTTTCGAATGAATATAATGCGTACCTTAAAGCATCGGCTATATGCCTAGCAGTATTTATTTTTGGTTTTTCTTTAATAGCTCCGGGTCTGTTTTCCCACTGGTATTGATCGACACAAGCAAGCGTATGTCTGCATTTAGGGCTAACAATAATTCGGTTGTTATCGAACAGACTTGCAACATAGCCGATTCCGTCAAGGAGGCTTTTCTTTGCATTTGATGTAGCAATGTCATACATTTGTGCAAAGTCATATTTAGTTTGTTGAGCTGCTGAGTCAATAAAGGCAAAATCGACATCCCATTTATCCATCATTTTTCTAATAGCTAATGCGTGTTGTTCGGTAGTTTTCTCTGTCTCATAGTACTCATCTACAATATAAAACTTCTCGCTGTCCCAATCATATAATACTATAACACAAGCTGTAGCATCTCTAAATCCAATATCAAGTCCAGCTATAACATCCATATTTGTATAGTCTAAGTCTTCTAGGTCTTCTATACAAGTATCTTTAAGGCTCCAAATTTGTCCTTCGTAAGTAACAAAGCTACATTCATATTCTTGAGCAAATTCAGACTTCGACATACTTGCGCGAGCTTCCTCGATATCATCGAGGGAAATGCGCGGGTTATCTTCCCATGTTGATTTAATAGATATCCAAGCTGGATATGTTGAGCTGAACCCACGCTCGTAGAATTCAGCAAACCAGTTATTTTTTCCGCGAGGTGTTGAAATAAAGATACATTTGCTTGCAGGCTTATCTAGCGTTGGACGTAACGCTATATTAAATGCTTCTTTACCTTCCTCTGTAAGAGCGGCTTCGTCAAAAATGATTAGATCATAGCTTCGTCCAACCACTGAATTAACCTGATTGACTGACCCCATACGAACAGTTGATCCGTTGGAAAGTTCAATAACCTTGTCTTTAGCATTGTCTTTAGTAACTTCAAGTTCAAAATGTTTAATAAGTTGACGTTGTAGTTCAAAAGAAATCTGAGAGAGTGAATAGTTTGGGGACATAATGAGTATATGTGAGCTAGGAACTAATGAAACCATTTGTCCTATTATATTAGCTATAAAGGTTTTTCCTTGGCGTCTTGAAAGAGCTGCACAAACAAAACGGTAGTGCGGAGCATTAATAGCATTTATAAGTGCTATTTGTGATTCAATTGGAGACACTCCTAACATATTAAGATATGGAGTAATCGGAATCTTAATAAATCGTCTAGGGTCTGCAGTTTCTATTATTTTATCACTTAATATGTCACTTCTACTTATTTCAATCATATTCTTTGACCCAAAGAATGTTACCACATCAACCAGCAGGTAAACCGTTTTTTATTATGTTATCTTTAAAGTTAATAGCTAGTTCCTCACTCTGAAACTTCCATTTCCTTTTCACTGTCGGAATCTCCAATATCCACCGGTCTTTCTTCTGGTAAATCAACATTGAAAAACTCCTTTAATGCTTCTACAGTTTTAAACTTAAAAAGCTTGTTGTTGTAATAACAACACCACATGTTACGTTTCTGAAATATCTGCATCTATTACTTCCTTTCCTAGTAACTTTTGCATTAATTTACCATAGTTACCAGCTCCAAACGCTCCAGCGTCATTGATTTGAACATTTGTTTGATTTTGAATATTAAAGCGACTAGCTTCAATTTTTAATTCTTCCATCTTCATTTTATGCGCTAGCACAAGGATATCAACTAAGTCTTTATTACTATAAATTTCACTCTCTTCTGCTTCTAAGAGTTTAGATTCAATGATTTTATCCATTAAACCGGCTATCTTATTTCGATTGCGATATCCAGTATCTAGATATATTGCATCAATATAGCGTTTAACTTCAGATAGAGCTAGTACATCAGTAACTCGCTCAACTGAAATATGAAGTTTTTCAGCGACTTTTTTGATTGAGCCTTCCTCTATATAAGTATTCGCTACCTCAAGAGATTCTGGTGCTATCATTATCTTAGTCATCTATTTTCCTGTGCATTATTCTATGCTCAGTCTCCAATATATCTAATCTACTATCTGTTTTACACATCCAAGTTTTTATTTCTGTAGCTGCAGCTATCATGGAAGTTTTTAATTCAATTAAGGCCTCTCGTAGCGCAGTAACTACTTCATTTTCATGTCTTTTACCTGTTATATAAAAATAACTAATTATACCAAGTAGTGTAACAATTACTGTACCTAAACCACTCATAATGAGCATTAAAATTTCTGGGAATAAAATTGTCTCCACTATTCTTCCCTTTATTAACTTAGCTTATACTGTCCAGCTAAAGTCTAAGGCAACACGTGCCCAAATAGCTGTTTCTCCGTCATATGCTGCTGTACAAAAATAAACATATGTTGCATCATAAGCTACCATATTTGCTACATCGCCTGTAGCCCCTATAGCTGCTGCCGGAGGTGTTTCAACAATTTGCCAAACACTAGGAGCTCCTGTAAGACTAGCATACGCTCCATCAAATAAT